GACGCACAATTCCCAACCCTGTAGCGTTCCATAGTTGCGCGCTGCGTTGGTCATGGCGTTGGTTATGTTTTCCGTGACCGCAACGCGCTTTTGAGAGGACACATCGACCGATAGGATCTGCGACAGCGGGAAAACGCCTTCGACCGTGATCAACAGCATATCCGCGCCGAACTTCTGAAAACACCTGCGCCCAATAGGGGCGGGCGTCTCGAACACGCCCACCAGCGCCCAAGTGCTGGCGGACGCAGGGTCCGTGCCCTGGTAGATGGCGACCTGCCCTCGGCTTGAGATGAACACCGCGAAATCATCGGCGCCGGCGCCGCCGTCGCGCGTCCATGTCGCCATCGCCATCAGATAGCCGCCGCGATCAAAGACTGAGCCCAACTCAAACGTGGTGGCCGCGCCCGCAATGGCATCGGTAGCCAAATAGGCCGCCTTGGTGGAGCCATCCAGGCAGAACCAGAGCCTCTTTTTGTGCGCGTTGATATTGACGATGTCGGCCGCCGTGATGCCCGTGATCGACGGCTGCGCCCAGGTCGTGCCATTGTAATGGTAGGGCGCATCGTTGCCTTCCCCAACCACATAGAGATAGGTCGTAGACGAGTTCGTGAAATTCACCCATTGCAGATAGTTGTCGGTCAGGCTCGTCACAGACGTGGCGGTGGCCTGACCGCGTGTCGTGACATCATAAATCGTATCGTTGGCCACGGCGAAAAGCTTGCCGGTCGATGCTTGTCCCTGCCAGACCATCAGCGTTTCGACGGGCGTCGTTGAACTGTCGAGATCCCAGGCATGATAGCGATGCCCGCGCCGCACCTCGACGTATCCGGGGCGCGGCATCCAGTTTGTCAGGCTGACCGCCCTATCCTTGGGCATATCGGCCAGCGCATTGACCGCATCCCATCCGCCGGTTGGCGCTTGAATGATGCCGTCTCTGGCCACCTGCATATGTGGGACACGGCCACGCGAGCGCGGCGGAAAAGCGCGTTGCAACATCAGATTGTCCAATTTCCATCCGGTACGAGCGGATCATATGGCCCATATGCGCCGGCATCGCCGTTGAGGTTCAAGAGGCTTTGACCACCATCGCGGCCAAGCTGTTTTTCGACCTCGGTCTCGTAGGTACGCTGCGCTTCTCCATAGTCGAAACCCTTGGCGCGCATCCACCGCCAAATAAGGCCGAGCGTCATCAGTTCCTCGTCGAGCAGGCCGATGTCGTCGTCAGAGGTCCACTTCGCCGCTGGCGTTGTTTCGCCGGCGTCCGTGCACCAATTCTTGGAAATGTACTCGTAGGCCATGGAATCGCCGGCCGTGGGCGTCGGGTTCATCAAAAGCGCATCGCCCCGGATGCGAAACGCATCCCAGACGTTGGAGATCAGACCCGTCTTGAGCATCTGCCAGCGGTGCGATGTGAGCGGCCCGATCACCTGGCGGCCTTGCGTCCGGTTCCAGAACGAGCCCTCGACCATGTAATCGAAATCGCTCGGGATCGTGCTTGCCTGCTCTTCCGTGGCCGTGGCCGTAAAGGTCTTTTCCGTGACGAGCACCTGCCAGCGGCCACGCCGCGCCAGTTCCTTGCCCTCCTGCTGAGCCAGGCCAAGCAACTGCCTGACCTGGGTATCCGAAGATCCGATAACTTGGGAGGGTTGCGGCAGACCGATACGATCTGCCGCGTCCTGAACCAGCGTTAAGAGGCTCATTCCTTAGTCCTTATCAGCCTTACGGCGCGGAACAGCAGCCTGTTCAATCGCCTCGAGCTTCTTGGAGTTGATGAGAAGGCGTGCGGTTCTGGCCATGGCCAGCACCCCCATGCCGATCTGCTGCGCCATGCTATCGCTCAATGACGCCAGTTCCTCGGCATTGCGGATGCCCTTGAGGCTCAACATCGTGATCGAATGGCGATCCAGTCCGGGCACCTCTGTCAAAGGCGTGCCGCCGATGTCATCGGTGGGGCGCCCTTCCTTGTAGGCATCCCATTCCTTCTGGAAGGCTTGGATGATCTCGGGCGTCACCTTCTTGATGTTGGTGGCCTTGGTGTCCGTGATGCTGACAATTTCCACCATGTCGCAGCGGCGCGCGGGATCGAAAAAGAAAGTCGGCCGCTGAACATTGGGCGTGTCGTGAGCAACGAATCCGGTCATTTTATCCTCTTAGGTTGCGTAGGGGTTGGCGTCGGCAATCGTCAAAGACGTGCCGCCGTCGGTGAGAACTCTGGTTTCAAACGAGTAGCCGGCATGTGTCGAACTCGTGATCGTAACGCGAACATTCATCCATCCCTCGCCAAAGCCGAGGTTGGCCATGCAGTTGCGCTTGCCGTTCGTCGATGTGTACGACGTGATGGAGGTGGCAGCGCCGGCAATCGAGCCTGACCCCAACTTGATCGGGCCTTTGTAGACATCACACGTGCTCATTCGTATCTCCTGCAGATAAAGACGCCGTCGCCCTTGGGCGCGACGTGGGGCCAATGTCTCAACAACGCATCACGCCACCACGCATCATCATGCACCGACAGATGCAGACGTTGCCCGATCAGTGACCCAAACACGTCGGGCTCAGTCTCGATCCTGAAAAACACGTTATCGGCCGCCGTCGAGATGTTGTGCAGCACCGTGTCCACTTGATCCGGTGGGATGTGCTCCATCACATCGCAGCAATAGCCATAAGACGCGCGCGCCGGGATGTGATCGGAGAGATCGGCCTTGATAAACGGAAAACTCATCGCCTCCGGGTTGCGGCAGTTTTCCGCAAAGTCCACCAGAACAGGCTTAAAGCCGCGCTGCGCAAGCGCCACCGCCGCCTTGCCCGTTCCACACCCCAAATCAAGCACCTCAATTTGGGGTGGCAGGAACTCGGCGATCTGATCGACGACTTCTAAAGCCGGTGAATAGGTGCGGTATTTGTCGAAGCACCAGATGGCCTGATATTTCGATTGTTCGTCTGTGATCCCGTCGATGGTGGCGAGAATATCGGGCAAGAGGCCCGTTCCATGGACGGTGACGCTGCAGCCAACATCCTGCAGGGCCGAGCGCACGTTGATGAATTGCTCGGCCTGCTGTTTCATGACGAGGCTGGCCAGGTACGTCTTTCCGTTCCAATGCACCTGCGCACACGGTTCGCCATCGTTCATCGGCTGGCGCACGGCGTGGCTATCGCCAACCGTCTTGTGGGAGGAATCAAAGCCGTAAAGCTGCAAATTGCGGTGGCCAATCGTGTAGGCGATGAAGCACCCGACCGGACCGGCGCTCGCCGCCGCACCCACGACAGCATAGTCTTGGTCATACGACGGCAAGCATTCGTCGAGATGTTCCCAAAGCATATGCACAAGCGTCACATCATCAACCGCATCCACAAGATCGGGATGACATTGAGAGGCAAGCAGATAGTGTTTGGCATCGCCCAAAAGCACATGATTTTCGCGCCGGGCGTCGATGATGATTTGATAGGTCGGGACAATGCCGATCTGATTGATCCACTTGGCCGCGCCATTGATGGCAATGATCGCTGCGCCAGCTTTCGCCCATGTCAGAAGTTCGTCCGTATTGTCCCGCAGCGATGGCCCCGATCCGCAAATGATGGCCGGGCGATCATGCGCTGCATCCTGTTTCAGCCAGGGCAGAGGCTTACGACTATTTGTGCGGATGTTGTTCTTGCGGATCTCGTCATCGGTATTGCACAGCAGCGTAACCGGAATGACAAGCGGCTCGCTTGTGCCTTCATTGAAGTGCTTGATGAGAACGGTTCCCGTGTCACCGAGAGGGCCGTGCATCGTGTGGTGAATATCAGCCATGTATCCCCTCTAAAAGAAAAGGGCGGAGCTTAAAGCCCCGCCCCGATTGTTTACGCGACCGCAATAGATGGCCTGTTGACCATGACGGTCACAAAGCCGGCGGCCGTGCCAGACGTGGCCGACGCCACGGTGGCGACAACCGCGCCTTGGATTGCGTTGGCCGTAGCCGCAGCGATCACAACGCCCGTGTTGCAGCCGAGCGCAATACCCGCCGCAACAGAGGTGGCAGATGCCTTCTTGACTTCCGCCAAACCGGCAATCTGATACCACCCGTATTGGCTGCCGACATTGGCAGCCATAGCAACGCCAAGCGGCAGCGGTACACCCGCACCAACGGCCGCAAGGGTCGTCTGGAAGCTGGAGGTGTTGTAGCTGACGATGGAGCCTGCAACGGTGCTGGCCACGCCGGTCAGGTAGATGAACTCGCCAAACGAGTCCGTCGCGGTGTCGTAAGCCCTCACGATGGTGCCGAGCGGATGC